AATAATCTTTGTATTGGTAACCTTGATAGTCAGCACCTGATCCTGGACTACCATTGATTTCTAAAATGTATGGTTTTTTATTGTTTACTATGTGATCTACACCACACATATATGCTCTGGATAATCTAGCAGTTTTTAAAACTAATTCTATTTCTTCTTCACTTAATTTATATGGTTCTGCTTCAGCACCTCTATGTGTATTTGATCTGAAGTCATAACTACTATGAGTTCTTTTTGTACTTGCAAATATTTTATTATCTACTACAAAAGTTCTTACATCAAAATCAGTTTTCATATATTCTTGTATCAACATTTCTGCTTTTAGTTTCCACATTGCCTGAACGGTTGCCATTAAACCCTCATAACTTTCAACTTTAATTACACCAACACCTTGTGTACCTGTTAGTGTTTTTAATATTACAGGAAACTTACCACCAATTTTATCTAATGCAGTTTTTAAATTTTTCTCGTTTGAAACATAAGCAGTTCTAGGTGTAGGTATACCAAATTTTTCAAACAATAATGCTGAAGTTAATTTATTATCACAAGTAAGCATTGCTGCTCTTGTGTTTATCATAAATGCTTGTGAGTTTTGAAAAGCAGATATTAAAGATAGACCACCTTCATCTTGCAACGCACCACCTCTAGTCATACAAATGGTATCTTTACCTATGAAAGTGTGCTTACCACCGTTACCATCATAGTTGTAAACCGTTAATGTATTCTTATCTTCGTCTTTGTCTGTTATGATTGTAGTTTTAGTATTGACTATAATACACTCTATGCCTTTTTTCTTACACGATTTTGATATAAGATCAGCAGTTGTATTTTCTTTAGGGTCGTCTGAATCTGCTATTGTAATAATAGCAACAGATATAGGTTTCTGCTTACGCTCTAAATCTTGTTCTACAAAAAATTCTTTAAACTTTGGTATTTGCATTTTCGCTATCTTCGTTTGTAACCTTTTTTCCTATGTTATATTTAGCAGATAAATTCCATTCTTTTTTCTCTTTAAATGGTAAAACTTTTATCTGACTTAAAGGTGCTTTGTTATTAGCACTCTCTTTATTAACTATATCAATTAGGTTCCAGTCTTGTAATAAAATAGCGATTGTGTTTCTTCTTTGTATATCGTTCTCAACTAAAGTAGCCTTCTTGCCATCTAAAGCAAAAAGTTCTTTGAAATGTACTATGTAATATTTACCTTGTTTGTGCAGTATATGACACGATTGAAATAGTGTTTTGTCTTTTCTACTAGCAACTCCGATTCTTGTTAAAGTTTCTCTAACTTTTAAAAAATCATCTGGTTGCTTGATAGTTACTTCTAACATACTTTCAGGCGACCATTGTATTTCTTCACTCATTTTTTTCTCCCACCTTTTTTCAAGGATTCTTTAATATTTTCAATTTGTTTTTCTGTAAGTATATTGAGAGCGTCTTTAGCTTTCTCATTGCTATAACCGTAATACTCTTTCACATACTCTAAAGAAGCTAATTTGGATTGCTTTAACCAGCGACCACCAAATCGTTTTTTCTTTCTTACACTATTTATTAAAAATTGAAACTGAACCTGATTGCTTAGGAAGTGATAACCATTCATTTCATTTGCTTGAGGAAGAGTATCCCAAAACATAGATAAACAACGATTAATGATGTATGCTGGATATTTCTTAATCCAAGTTTCATCTGATTTCATCAAGTCCTCTTTGGACTCATTAATCGCTTTCAAGTATTCTTTTAATTCGTATGCCATTATCTAAAATTAGGTCCTATTAAAAAGAAGGCCAAAGTCTTTCTTACACCTTTTGTTACAGGTAAAACTCTATGTAACATATGTGATTTAAACATTATTACATCACCACCTTTAGAAAATTGTTTTATTTTCAATGGTTCGTGGGTTTCGTTTACTTCAAACTCACCTCCTTCATAATCTTCGGTAGATAAATTAATTACACCTGTCAATTTATGATCTTTTGTCGGCATTTTTGAAGCGTCATTGTGCCATCCACATTCCATACCTATTTGATAATTATTTAAATGTAATTGCCTATCATCTGTAAATGGTTCTATATCAAATCCTATGTGATGTCTATTTACATAATACATTTGATCTATGATAGATTGCATAATAGGTATGTGTTTAAGATTCTTATACTGAATAATTTTAACTTTACTCATATCTTTTTGATGGTAGATTTTTTCCTTTTCGTACCAATCAAAATGGTTTTCAAGTTGATTATCTATTAGCTTTCTATCTTCTAAATTTACAAAGTTTTGCCAGAAAACTGCGTTTGTTTTTTGCATATTTATTTCTTGCGTTTGTTAATGCCCATATAATGCTCACTTGGTTCGTAATTCCAACGCATTCCGTGATGTCCTCTTATATCTGCATACCACATTCGCAATTTGACTATACATTTTCGCCAAAATGTTCTTCGTGCCATATTCTCTCCGTCTAATTTGTTATTTAAATTTGCAAGTCGCCATTATTTCTGTCAAGCAAGCAACCATATTTATCTCTTGGTCTGCTACAAATGCCGATTTATATTGGTATCCTGCTAATAAAAGTATAGCTTGAGGTACGGATTGAGGATGTAGATGTTCTTTAGACGAGTCATAGATGATCCTAAAAAGATCAGCAGGTGCAACAGACAAGTTGTTGACTACCCACTTTCTAGTTTCGTTAAAGTCTTTCTTCTTCAAAGACGCAAATAAACTCTTTATATCTGCTTCTTTTTGATTGTAGAAGATACCACTATCAATTTTACCATTTACTGAATATCTTTGTAGTTCATTAATAGTCTTTCTGAAGTCTGGATAATACTTTTGAATCAACTCAGCAAGTACCTTTTTGTCATAAGATACCTCTTGTTCATCAAGGATTTTACCTAGTCTATGAAGTAAAGCAGTTGCTGTCTTTACCTTTTGACCATTGACTATTTTGAAATCTATTTGTGTAAATCTACTTCTTAATGGTTCAATAAACTTATAAGGATAGTTGCAAGTTAATATAAACCTACAATTCTTATAAAATGTTTCAATGAAATTACGCAAAGCAGGTTGTACTGACTCAGCATTCATATAGTCTGCCTCGTCAATTATGACTACTTTATGTTTTGATTCTGTATTGAAAGATACGGTAGACGCAAAATTCTTAATCTTGTTTCTTAATGTATCAATCTGTCTTCCTTCGTCTGAACCATTGATTACGATATAATCAGCATTTAGTTGTTCACATAAAGCACGAGCAACGGTTGTCTTACCTGTTCCTGCTGTACCTGACAACAACATATTAGGTATTTCTTTTTGTTTTAGAAATTCTAAAAATGTATTTTTAGTCTGTTCTGGTAGAATACAATCTTCTATTGTTTTGGGTCGGTATTGTTCAACCCATAAAAAATCTGTCATAGACTAACTCCTTAAAATTCAGAGTCAGGTTCTAATGCGATCCAATATTGTACAGGTTTGTTCCTGTTAACAAAATGACTTATCTTTTGTTGTGAGATTTCTACATCATAATCGTCACCAATAACTTTTAAGTTTTCTGCTTTAAAGTAAGCATTAAACTTCTTATCAGTTTCTCCTATGATTTCTGAATAGTCATTTGAAGATTTATTTTTCTTATCAGTAGCAACTAACTTAATGTTTTTACCATCACCTACTACGGCAACATCTGGTAAATTCAATGTAGTAATTGCTCTTTGTAATCTAGCAAAATCTTCTTTCTTTAAAGTAAAAGATACATACTGATCTGGCATATTGATTGCTTTTGTTGGTGCAACAATAACTGACTTATCAGCAAAGAAATATTTAATTGATTGTTTGTTGTTAGAGGATGCTATAGTTACATTTGATCCACCATTAAATTTTAATGCAGGTTTTTCAAATAACTCAACTGCTCTTAAAAATTCTGGCAAGTCATATATAGCAAACTCACTATCAAACTTCTCCGTCACCTCTGCTTCTGCCAAGATGTTTTTCATTGTAGAGATAGTTTGAATCTTATTCCCAGGTTTAACCAAAATGTTCTGGTTAATATCTGAAAAGTTTTTTAACACCGATAGGGTGTCTGTACTTATGTTCATATATTCACTCCTTCATAATAATATAATTTAATCATACTTGTTAGTATATACTAAAAAGGCGAGGAAGTCAATGCTGCCTCGCCTCTGGTCTCTTAAACTACTTGATTTTAATAGTTTTAGCCTTCTTATGATCTGGAATTATTCTCTCCATAGATACACATAAAAGACCATCTTTCAGTTCAGCACCTTTGATTTCTACCTCATCAGCGATTGTGAAAGACTTTGTAAACATTCTTTTAGCGATACCTTTATGAAGTACACCGTCATTATCGGATACTTCTTTTTCATCTTCGTCTTTTACAGACTTGATTGTTAGGATGCTATTCTCAAAAGATACATCTACATCTTTTTTACCATACCCTGCAAGTGCCACTTGTATATCATAAGTGTACTTACCTGTCTTAATTATATTGTATGGTGGATAGTTAGGAACATTTATAGAATCATATTGATGATTGAACATTGACTCAAAGTGGTCAAATACATCATCAAATCCTACTGATAATGGTCTTAACTGATTAAAAATTGAAATTGCTTTATTGGTCATAAAAACCTCCTTTGTTTAAGCGAGTTTCATTTTGTAGAACCCATTGTGGCGTTCTATTATTATTTATATAATCATTATTATACAAATGTCAAGCACTTTGTTGTTCACGGAGTAAAGTGCCAAATCTCCGTTTTGCGACACCGACTTAATTTCTAGGTCGGGTTCTTGCGTGAGGACTTACGAATAGCCCCAACATTATATATTTATCTATCACCAACGCAAAACTCTCAAACTTAATAACCTCTTAATCGTTCTAATTTCTTCTTTAATTTTTTACAATTTGCTATGTTTTCTTTCTTTTTTCTTCTCTTTTTAGCAGAAGGTTTTTCGTAATATTGTCTTTCTCTTAATTCTTTTACAAGACCTTCCTTTTGGACTTTACGCTTTAACACACGCATAGCCTGTTCAACATTGCCTTTTCTAACTTCAACCGTTATACTCAACTTATTCACCTCCCTTCGTCAATTTTTCACAAATCATATTCATTTTTCCATTTTGATCTTTTCTAATTTCACCGTGTAAACAACGCCAATCGTTTTTATGAAAGTGATTTTTAAACCAAGTTTCCATTGTCATAATTGCACCTGAACCTTTAGTTTTAGTATCTCTCTCATTTTCATTGGTTAAAGTTGTTATAAGGATACAAAATCTATCTAGTCCTTCTCTACAAACTATTATAAATTCGTGTGGATTAATCATACCACCACCTAGTCCGAAGTAAACCGTAGGAGTACCTGCCATCATATCAACACATTTAGACTCTAATCTTTTACTATCCATACCTGGTATATTAAAGGCGTGGAATTGTGTATCAGGAGCACCTATTTCTGATCTTGGTGTTCTAGCATCCCAATCAGGATATTGTTTTCTATACATTGCTGTAACTGCTCCTTGACAAATTTGTGAATAACTATTTGATATATAATTACTTTCAACACCACAATATTCATCTGTAACCCAATTAACTTTTTTACCATCTTCGTGTTCTAGTATATTCATTTTTTGAAAATTAGTAATACCTGATTCAAAAAGATTTAAA